GTTGGAGCCGCTATGCGAATGCTTGGTGAGAAATTTCGACAGCATATTATAGCAACGATTGAAGCGGGTATTCCTCCTCCGCTTGCCGATGCTACAGCCGAACGACGACTAAAAGGTGGCCAGGATAATACACCTTTATGGGATACTGGACAATTGGTTGCTAGTATTTCAGTTGTAGTTACTAAGGTTAAGGCTCAGTGATGCTCTTAGGCGAATTCATGACATCGCGCGCTTTAATGCAGTTTGCTCGACCTCTAGTGGTCAAGCGCGCGCCTATGGGAGCATATGATAATCAAGGTAAGTATATCGCACAACTTCCACAGATGATGCAAATTATGGCCGTGGTTCAACCTTTGCAGGGCCAAGAATTGCAGTTGGTTGAAGAGGGCGCGCGCACGAGCAACACCATAAAGCTTTATACGGATACGGAATTACGAACGGTTGATGTGAATAAACAAATTGATGCTGATCGCGTGATATTTAATCAACGAGAATATCAAGTATTTCGCGTTGAAGATTGGTCGGCGGGTGGGTATTGGAAAGCATATTGTAGTGAGGTTTTGAGTGACGGTTTACCCCATTGACATAGCAGAATTTGAAGATTGTATTCAAGATTGGTTTGCACAAGCAACCGGATTGCTTACGATATGGCGACAACAGGGTCGAATTCAACCAAAGCTTCCTTATGCTGGTTTGCATACAATTAGCGGTCCGCAAGCGTTAGCTCCTCAATGGGAATTACGGCGTACTACAGATTTGACACGTCCATTAGGAAAAGAAATAGAAATTGAATATTGTGTTCCCGCAAAATTTGATATATCATGTCAAATTTACGCCCCGCCAGATTTTGATGATCACGGAACAATGTGTAAAGCCATGGCTGCATTATCAACAATTTCGCAGCAAGAAAAATTTCATGCAAAAAATATTGCGATGGTAAATTACTCTCCAATACGTTGCATAGCTATTCCAGTGAATTTGGAATATCAGGCACGTGTAAATATGGATGTAGTTTTTTTAGCGTCGCTTTCAATAAAAGAATATACCGGGTATATTTCGTCTGTTGAATGTACGTCGGATAGTTTACAAATAGATGTTGAAATATAACAAAGGAGTTTTTCTATGAGTCTTAATGATATTGTCACTGTTAATATTTCGGCGGAGACGCAAGCGCTGACAAGAACGGGGTTTGGAATTCCGGCTGTATTGGCTTATCATACACATTTTACTGAGCGTTATCGTTCATATGAGAATGTTGACGATATGGCAACGGATGGTTTTGCAGTAACCGAAGCGGCCTATCTTGCCGCGCAAGCTCTTTTTGCTCAGAATCCGAAACCAACTAGCGTGATTATTGGTCGTTCAACTGTTGATAGTCCTAAAAAAGTAAATTTTATTCCAATCCTTCAAACGGTCCCAATCGGTGTTGTGTATAGCATAACTTTAAACGGACACACCGCAACGTATACCACTGTCGGTCCGACTCCGACTGTTGCTATAATTACGGCGGGATTAAAGACAGCTATTGATCTCTTGAGCGCGGGCGTAACTGTGACTGATAATCATACCAGTCTTGATATTGCGGCGACAACTGTTGCTCAATTCTTTTCGCATTATGTTAATGATAGAACGCTATTTATACAACTTGATACTACTCCAAATACCGTTAGCATCGTGTCGGACATTACTGCACTTAGAACGGCTAATGATGAGTGGTATTGTTTGATTATGACAAATTGTGGAACTGATGTGCTTGCGGCAGCGGCCGCATATATTGAGACTACCTTTAAAGAAATGACGGCTACTAGTGCGGACGATGCAATTCTTACATCCGCTACGACCGGAAATGTGGCTTATGTTTTACATCATCCTAATTATGCTAGAACGTTTATCGGACATCATCCAAAGGCTAGCGTTCAATATTTTACAAGTGCTTGGACTGGAAGATGTTTGCCGAAAGATCCGGGTTCATTAACCTGGAAATTTAAGACATTGGCGGGAGTTGATCCAGTTGACTATACCTCAACCGAAATTGGTTACATGAAAGCAAATGGTTGTAATTATTACTCTACCATAGCGGGATTAAATATTACGCAAGAGGGTGTTGTATGTGCTGGTTCGACCAGTGTGCCGGTGTTTATCGATATTATACAATCTCGTGATTTTATGCACGCGCGTATTCAGGAAGAGGTGTTTGGTGATTTAGCTCGATCCGATAAGATTCCGTTTACTGATCCAGGAATTTTGAAAATTGAAACGGATGTGCGAAGTGTACTTACAACGTGTGTGCAACAAGGTATTTTATCGGCCGATCCTGCACCAACAGTTACCGTGCCAAAAGCAGTAGATGTTTCAATTAGTGATAAAGCGACGCGACATTTGACGGATATAAAATTTTCGGGTGTCTTCGCGGGTGCTGTACATAGTCTTGTAATTGACGGAACAGTTTCCGTGTAATAGGAGGAATTTCATGGCTTTGCATACATACGATGCGTCTCAGGTCAATACGGTATTTGCGGGAATTCCGATTGCCGGAACCCCGGATGGCAAATTTTTAGAGATTGACTATAACGACGATGCTTTCAAACTTACCGTTGGTACGAATGGTGATGCTTGTCGATCTAAATCTAATAATCGCAGTGCGAAGATTGATATCACGCTCGGTCAATGGGATCAAGTAAATCTAGCATTGTCCGCTTTGTTTAATCTCGATATCAATAGTCCAAACGGCGACGGTATTGGGCCACTGATGGTAAAAGATAACTCTGGTTTGTCGATGTATTTTGCGGCTAAATGTTGGATAAAAAAACCTGCAAATGTGACATTTGATCGAGAAGCCAAAGAACGAACCTGGAATTTAGAGACCAACGAACTAACTGTTTATACCACTGGCGGTAACTAAAGAGAGGTGATTTATGTCACAACTCGATAGTCAAACGAAAGAAATAGACGGACATTCCTACGAAATTTTTATGCTCGGTCCGCATATAAGTCATGATTTACTTATGGATACGGCTAAAATGATTGGACCGGCGGCGGGGCCGCTATTTGATAGAATTTTTAGTGGTCAAGGTCTCAGTGGTTTAAATCAAGAACTTGGAAGTGATTTTTTTTCAAAAGCCGCAACGGCTTTATTTTCGGGACTTGATAAAAAAATTATATGGGATGTGATCACACAAATGTCTTCGGTGACTCAAGTAGATGGTAAGGCGCTTAAACCTATTTTTGAGGCACATTTTCGGGGTGATTTAGCGAGCATGTATAAATGGCTTGCGTTTGCTATGCAGGTTCAATGGTCGGGGTGTTGGACCGCCTTGGTAAACGAAGTCGGAAGTCAGGGCGGATTACCACCGACAACTCGGGCATAAAGGGACCAGATGAATTGTCATGGCTCATATGGGGCTTAGTAACTTCAAAAATAGCAACCCTATATGAAGTAATGACTTTTTATGATTTGAATGATGTTTTGGATGCGCATTTAGCACTTGATTTACTTTATGAAGCGGAAAGAAAAGCATACGAGAAAAAGTAATGGTAGTATCGGAATTAGTAGCTACATTGGGAATTAAAACGGATGCGGCATCTGTTGCAAAAGCAGATAATACATTAAAAAAGTTTATGAATATTGGGAAAGCTTTTGTTGGAAGCTGGGCGGTATTAAAGGTTGGTGGTTTTATAAAACACGCCGTTGATAGTACAACAGAATTAGCCGCTACATTTGAGCATATGCACGCCCGCACGGGAGTTGCTACCGAGACCCTACAAGAACTAGGTTATGTAGCAAAATTAGCGGGTACAAGTGTCGAATCAATGGAAACAGCACTTAAAATTTTATCTCGGACGATGATGGAATCTCAAAAAAGCGGATCGGAGATAGGCAAAATATATCAAAAATTAGGTATTCAGACCAAAGATGCAAAAGGACAACTCCGCCCAGTTGCGGATTTACTGCCTGAATTAGCCGATAAATTCAAGAACATGAAATCGGATACAGAAAAAAGCGCTATGGCAGTTAAGTTATTTGGCCGTGCTGGAACAATGTTATTACCCGTCTTAAAACAAGGGGGGGATGCCTTACGTGCTCAGATGGCCGAAGCTCATGATTATGGTGCCGTTATTGATAATGAATTAATCACGGCTTCAATGCGATATCATGACAATCAAATCAAAACTGCTTATACTTATCAAATGCTTCGTAATGCTATTACTAAAGGTTTGTTGCCGTCCTTGACTCGAATGCAAGAACAATGGCTTGAATGGGTAAAGAAAAATAAAGAATGGTTGAATTTAAAAATTGAGACGACGTTTGCAAAAATCGGTCAACTAGTTGAAGATCTTTCTACGGCAATTCATCGCGGTACCGGCGCATTTTCTGAATGGTTTTCAAAACTTGATTCTATTTCAAAGGGCTTGTTAACAATCGGTATGATTGTGGCTGGTGTTGCTGTTTTACTAATGCTTCCTGGCGGTTCGATTATTTTACTTATTGGTTTGATGGCTATACTAATTCAAGATTTTGAACGTTGGCGGGAAGGTTCAACATCCGNTATTGGGGACGTCATTAATNGGTTTAATAAATTAACCGGTATAGATCTAGGAGATTTTGGTCGTCGTTTTAAGTTAGNATTTATTCAACCTATTGAAACGTTTGNCAAGCGAANCGCAAATTTGGTATTGATGATTGAAGAGATGGGTACAATGGGATNTATGAAAGCTGTTTCACGCGCTAATGCCCGCGAAATCGATTTACAAAACGAATCAANGCGCGGTTCGGTTAATGCCGGGAATGCTTTACGAGGTCTTTCAACACCATTTTCATCCGATGTTACACAAAAAGCACAAAATCGAAACAACATCGCTGCCGGATTTGATTATTTATATGGTAATCTAAAAGAAGGTCAGTCCATAATACCAGAAGGTGCGTCGGCAATGCCGACGTCAATACCCGTACATAATATTCAAAACAATAATATCAATGTAACGGTAGAAACTTCGCCGGGAATGGATAATGATTTAATTGGTCAAAAAGTTCGAGAACAGATTAAAGAAGAGATGGACGCACAAAATCGTTATGCGTTGCAGAGTTTGAGTCAATAATGCCAGATACTAATATAATTTTTGGATTTCGAAGTTCGGTCGGTGTGGTTGAATTAGATTGTACTGTATCTGAACAACATATCAGCGAATCTAAAATTACTGATTTTCCCGTTGAGAACCAAGTTGGCGGAAGCAATAGTATATCCGATCATATCCGTAAAACCCCAGATACTATTGAACTTGAAGGTTTGGTTACAAATACCCCATTGATTTATTTATTGCCATCAACGATAAGGTATGATAAATATAATTTAAAAAATCCCATAACAGCATTAGATTCTATAGTTTCGTATTCGCCTTTAAATAATGATTTGCATTCGCCTATCAATCGAGTTGAAGCGGCATATGCGGAACTATCACGTGTTCAACGCGAAGGTGAACTAGTAACTGTCGTAACTTCGCTTCGTGATTATAATAACATGGCTCTTTCGAAAATGACGGTTAATCGAGATAAAGATACCGGTAATGTTTTGTCTTGTAAGATGACACTTACGGAAATTATTAAGGTACAGACTCAGACTATCGCATTACCCGAACCAGTGGTTGTATCAAATAAAAAACTAACGCAACGTGGTCATGTAGCGTCGGTGGAAGCAACACCCAAACAGGATGGTATTTTACACTCATTAACAACGGCAATTGGAAATGCTTTTAAATGAGTACATCTATTATACCAATATCTAATGCCGGAACACTCGGGGCATTTACAATGACCGTTATGTTAACGGGAGTTGATTTTCAACTTGCGTTTCGGTTTAATGAGCGCGAAGGATGTTGGTATTTTGATCTAATGAATAGTCAAGGTATCGTTATTCGATCAGGAATTAAAATTGTTGTAAATTTTCCGTTGCTTTCGACAATTGTAGATTTAGGACGGCCTGCTGGTGAATTGGTTGTGGTAGACACACGCGAACCTGCAGGACAAAGTGATCCGTTGATTGGTTTAAATGATCTAGGTATAACCGCTTTGCTTGGATATATTGATAATGTCTAATATGTTTAATAGAAACATTGCTGTACAAGTTGGAACGATTCGGATTTCCGCCAGCAATACAAATGAAGCGCCGAAGACTAGTGCTATGTTACGTGTTGTATTCAAAGTCGATAAAGGACTGAATCAAGAACCGAATAAATCCGAATTATCGATTTATAATTTATCGGCTGAACATCGTCGGCAATTACAGAAAACAATGCCTTTAATTATTGAAGCCGGTTATGCGGGAAATAGTTCCATAATTTTTCAGGGTAAGATTGCATATTTGAGTAATGTTCGTGAAGATACAGACTGGGTGACAAAAATTCATTGTGGGGACGGCCAAAACGAATATATAAAAGCGAGATTTGCTAAATCCTATGGTGCTAATACGTCAGTTAAACAAGTGCTTATCGATGTTGTTGGTGCGCTAGGTGTAGGCGTTGGAAATGCGCTTGAAAAAATTGCAGGTATGAAAGCGCGCGAAGGTTTTGATAGGTTTACGAAGGGTGTGACCGTAAATGGTCGTGTGGCGGACCTACTTCAAAAATATGTTTCATCATGTGGTCTTACATGGTCAATTCAAAACGAACAATTACAAATTTTAGAGCCAGGTCAATCTACAACAGATCCCGCAATTAAATTAAGCGCCGCGACCGGAATGATTGGTTCTCCTGAATATGGCGAAAAAAAGGGTGATCAAACTGTTATGTTACGTGTACGCAGTTTATTAAATGGCGGTCTTTATCCCGGCCGTGCGATATTTGTCGCGGCGGCGGCACTCGAAGGATATTTTCGTGTTAATCATGTTGTTCATTCTGGTGATACGTGGGGACCGGAGTGGACAAGCGATATTGAGGCTAGTGCATTATGACCGTAGGTTTTTATCATTCACGTTCTCCGGGACTCGCCGAAGTTTTACAGACTGCCTTAGATTATCGTATATCGGATCTTCATACATCCATGCCCGGCATCGTTGAAAGTTATAATGAAGTAACAAAAAGAGCCGACATTAAACCAGCGCTTAAACGTTCAATAATTGACATAAATGGTCATGAAACTGTAGAGGATTTACCTGTTATTCCTAACGTACCTATTATGTTTCAGCAAGCGGGCGGTTTTTTTATCTTATTTAAGATTGTAAAAGGAACGCCTGTAATGCTTGATTTTAGTGAGCGATCACTTGATAGATATTTAGCTGGACAAGGCAAAGTAACCGATCCTGTAGATTTGCGTACACACGATTTATCGGATGCCGTAGCATATTTAGGTTGCTCTCCATTATCAAAGTGTATTAAGACTATAGATAATGAATCACTGACACTAGGAGCCGATAATAACGGCGCACAGATACACATTAAAGACGGCGGTATAATCGAGATTACGTTTGCGGGCGGTAATGTGTTAAAATTAACAGCTAGCGGTTTGGCAACTACTGCAACATTTGGGGATGGAACGATGCATGTCGCACTCGCGGAACCATTTATGATTTTATGGAATGCGATGCTTGCTGCATTTATGGTACATACACATAATATAATTTTACCGATGCCGGGGACGCCCACGGCTGTTCCTAATAGTCCATTATCTCCGTGGATTCCGACTATCACCTCAACGAAGATAGCGGTACCAAATGGCTGATTTACGCTTAGATAATAACGGTGATCTTGATCTTACGAACGATTCTATATCGCTCGTTACTGATCTTGCGGCCATTGCCCAGGATATTTCTATTCGATTACAGTTTTTTTTAGGCGAATGGTTTTTAGATACTAGACTTGGAATTCCGTATTTTCAAAAACTGTTGGGGGAAAAGCCAAATATTACCACGATAAAAAGTATTTTTCGAAAAGCAATTCTAAGTACATCGGGTGTGCTATCTTTATCCGATCTTAACGTTATTTATACGGGAGTTACTCGTCAACTATCTGTAACATTTCGAGCATCAACTATTGCCGGAGAACTTGTTTACAATAAGGATTTGATTATATGACAGAATACGGTGTAACTAGTACCGGCTTTGTGAAAAAGACCCTAGATGTGCTTTTATCTGAATTACAAGCCGATGAACGCGATAAAATCAGCGCACAATTGAATTTGCTCGCTACGGCGGTGCTTGGTCAACTTAATGGGATTTTTGCTGATAAAGCGCGTGAGTTATGGGATGTAGCCGAAACTATATATCGGTCGGCGTTTCCTAATTCAGCTAGCGATGATGCCCTAGAACAAATAGCATCTATTACGCGTTGTCTAAGATTAGCTGCTAAACAGAGTGTGATTATTCTTGATCGATTATATTTAGACGCACATCAAACTATTCCGGCCGGCAGTCGCGCGAGTGTGGGCGCGACAGGGGAACAATTTGAAACATTGATTGATACAGTAAATACTTTAGATTATCCGGCAACGGTGTCGGTTGCAGCAGTGTCTGTTAATTACGGTCTAATCCAGGGTTTAGCAGGTACTATTGATACAATTCAAACTCCTGTATCGGGATGGTCTGCATCTCCGGCGTTAACATGTGCGAACACACAACCATACATTTTTTCAGGTGGCGAAACACTAATAATATCAGTGGACGGTGACGCGATTCAAACCGTTGCATTTACGTCAGGTTCTAAAACGGCTGATGATGTAGCATCAATAATTTCTGGTGTTTTATCGGGAGGTACGGCAGAAGCCGTTGGAACTTTTGTTAGAATTAAAACGTCAAACGAAGATTCAGGTGCGTCGATTCAAGTTACGGGAGGTTTGGCGAATACTATTTTAGGGTTTAATACGGCCCTCATAAAAGGATTTAATTCATTGGATGCTACGCTGGGTCGTAATCAAGAAGTTGACTCTGAACTAAGAACGAGACGTGTTGCATTGCTTCGTGTAACCGGTTCGGCCGCACTAGATGCACTTCGAGCGCATTTGCTAGAACTAGACGGAGTTATTCAAGTATTGATGCTTGAAAATACAACTATGACAACGGATGGCGATGGATTACCTCCGAAAAGCTATGAGGCTATTATATATGGCGGAACGGATGCAGACATCGCTCAAAGCATTTTTGATATTGGTCCGGAAGGTATAGAATCTTTTGGAACCACAGTTGTTGTTGTATATGATTCACAAAGCATTCCGCATAATATTGGTTTTAGTCGTCCAACGCCGTTGCCGATGTATATTAGTGCTGTATTGGTTATTGATCCGTTAACATTTCCGAGCGATGGTATTGTTCAAGCAAAAGTTGCATTAAATACATATGGAGATGCTTTACAGGTTGGCGATGATGTTATTGCGCTTGCGTTTAAAGCAACTCCACTAACGGTACCGGGTGTGATTGATGTAACGACGTTTAAAATTGATACGGCAAATCCGCCTACAAATACAGCGAATATTACAGTTTCGCCCACTAGTTTAGCAACATTTGATACAAGTCGAATGACGGTGACAACGGTATGATAGAACATAAAACAACACATATTTCTGAAGCGGCCGGGCATTTGGTTAATCAATTTCGCAACAAACCAAAACTCGGCGCGTTATTAGAATCATTTTCGTTACGAATTCAAGATGCAGAAAATATGTTATTTGATATACAGGCAAGCCGGGCATTTAATGAATCAACAGGAATTCAACTTGATCGATGGGGCGAAATTGTCGGGGAAGCGCGAGAAGGACGAAGCGATCTGGATTATAAAACAGCAATTCGAGCGCGAACTATTTTAAATTTTTCACATGGACAATGTGAGGATATTATTTCTCTTTTGATTGCTATCACAAACACAAATAGAATTCGTGTTACAGAATATTTTCCGGCTGGATTTGTGGCACAGATTGTTGATCCGATAGATCCAGTATATATAGATCCGAGTAAAATTCAATCGTGGGTTAGTAAATGTCGCGGTGCCGGAATAATGGGAATTACATTATTTGGAGTTATCGGAAGTTTTCGATATGATTCCGGACCAGGATATGATCGCGGCAAGTATGGAGGGGCAGTTTCATGACAGCTTTATACACAAAACCAACAACTATGCCTAGGTGGGCGGATACTTCAACAAATATACTCGAACCGCCCGACGCAAAGAAAAATGAAGGATGGTTATTTGATGAAATTCCGCCAAGTTCATACGATAATTGGCGTGAAAAATCAGTTGGTGATTGGTTCAAATGGATCAATGAACGGTTTTTTGATGGAGCCACAAAAAATGCTTTATTTATAAAGTCGCCAGGAAGTGCAACTACAATACTTGAAATAAGTGATTATGGATTAAAAAATAATTCGGCTATGTATTTGACAGATAATACTTTTATCGCTGGTATTATTTATGATGTTCCTTTTATTTTGTTTGATACCGGAGAGGGTTTAACATATAGTCGTTCGGCCAACATCCTTAATTGTTCGACGACATTGGCTATCGGAACCGGATTATTGCAATTTGGAACCCCGACAGATTTAAATCAACTTCGTTTTAATACTTCCGGATCAAAATTTACATTAGAGATTGCGGGGATCGTACAATATACGTTTGATACAATTTCGGCAAATTTCGGAAATAAGAATATAACTACCACTGCAAATTTACAGGGTAAAAGCCTTACTGTGCCTTTTAGTGCGGTTCCGTTTCCAACTCTTGGTGCCGTTGTATATACCGGCGAAGTTGTAGCAACAGCTGATCCATCGGTATTTTATATAGGTCTATGGAATGGAACTACAAAAACATATCTTAAAAGCAAAACGACAACGGGATGGTAATATGCCGAAACTTGACGAATATTTGGTTGGTAAGACGGAACCGAAAAATGAGTATGCAAAACATATTATCGCTTCAATGAAAATATTTTTAGCGGAACGAGAACAGGTTGAAAAAGAATTACAAACCGGCCGCAACGTAGTTAACATGTTAATGACTAAAAAGATTCAACTTGAAGCGATACTTTCACAGTATCAAAAAGATTTGGAGGTATTTGATCATGAATGAAGAAACGAAGATCATATGTGAACAAATACTTCCGGCGCTGGGGCGCGTTGAAGGTAAACTTGATAGTGTAGTTGATCGAACTGAGCGGGTTGAAACTAAAGTTGATTTAGTTACAACGCAAATGTCTGAGCATTTAGGTTATCATGATGGATTATTGACTTCGCATACCGAACTTGTAAAAAAAGTAAGTGTTTTAGAAAGCGTCAATTATAAGGTTTGTTTGAAGTGGGGTATTATTCTTGGCGGCGCATTAGTTGGTATTTTAGCGCATTTTCGGCTTGGATTATTTACCTTTTTGGATGGTATATGAATACATCTTTTAAACGAATGATGTTACAGCGACTATATTTGTTGCTGCAGACTGAGCGATTGTATCCCCTCATTGCAATGGTAATCGCATCAGTGGCATTATTCCTTAACCAAGGCGGTTGTACATTTTTAGAATGGAGCGCATTTGTGGGTGGTAGTGTTCTCGTCGGATCTGGCGGGGCATTACTAAAAAAGAAATTTGTCGATACGGATTCGACTATCACAAAACAGTGAGGTGTTATTATGGCAGGTTCCTTCTGTAATTATTTGGACACCATGTTGTTAGACGGCATNTTTGGTGCC